ATAGATAATGTATACATTCATGATAAGCTGTGGCTAACAATTCTCCGCTCGGATTAAATACTAGGTCTGTCCAATTACATAATCCATGCGTACCCCTCATCTTTTTTAATGAGAAAAATTCTGCCGGTTTACGTTTAACCAAACTTAAACATCTTTTATATATAATTGATATTTCTTTCTTGGTTATCTTTTTCATCACAATACTTAGATTATAAAAGTCTTTTATATGATTTCAAGTTGATAGTTGTTTGACTTGATCTATATTAATAGAAGTATGTTTAATTTAACTAGCAAAAATGTAATGAAATTGACTAAAGATAAGGACGAACTTTATTATAATCTAGTCAATGACAATGAGTTTCCTATAAGAAGGCATATAGAAAACACTTATAGTGTAGCTCCCAGTTTTTGTTACCCCGATGAAGAATTTACAGGAGATATATTGTTATTTTTACTTAAAAATGCTAAATTGATGAATTTTACTTCCACTGGGAAGATAGAATTATTAGAAAAAGACAGTATCAAAGGTCTAAGAGGTGGTACGTTTTGGTTTGCTTATAAAAAAGTCTTTGTAAGATTAACTATTAAAAATCAAACAGATGAAAAAGAGCATCTTACTATATCTGCAGGTTTTAGCCCAGCATTAGAATGGTCTGAAAATGAAAAGGATAAAGAATATTCTCCAGCACAGATTTTTAGTTTAGGTTTTATATTTCCTTCTAATGTTCTAGATGTACCTTTTAAAGATTTTATAGAATTTATTCATAAACCTACAAAAGGAAGAGTTCATCTTTTTATTAAGAATCAATACGGTGAATATGATTTTGAACCCATTTCAGTAGATATACCAGAAAATGTTGATTTGACACTAAATTACGGAAAAGACTTTGTAGAAATAGATAAAACTATTAAAGAAAGACTTTCAGAAAAATCTAGTGGTCTTTATATGTTTCACGGACCTCCTGGAACGGGTAAGACTACCTATATCAAGTATTTAGCAGGTCAAATAGATAGAGATTTTATCTATATCCCTACAAGCATGTTGGAGTTCTTTACTTCGGATCCAAATAGTTTATCCGTTCTTTTACAAAAGCCTAATTCTGTTCTTATTTTAGAAGATGCAGAAAAAGCTATTATAAAAAGAGAAGATAATGGAATGGCTTCTTCGGTATCATCACTTTTGAATCTGTCAGACGGTATTATGAGTGATATTTTAAAAACTGCAGTTGTATTGACCTATAATTGCTCTAGACAAGAAGTTGATGAAGCTTTAAGAAGAAAAGGTCGTCTTCGCGTAGATTATGAATTTGATCTTTTAAAGATAGAAGATGCTAAAAATTTAGCAAAGTCCTTGAAATATTCTGATAAATTGATAGAATCAGAAATCAAAGATAAAATGTCTATCGCTGATATTTATAATTTAAAAGACAAAGTAAATTTCTACGAAGAAAAGAAAGAAGAAGAGCCTCGTATTGGATTTAGATAATGGAAAATTTTGCTAAACTAGAAAAGACCTTTGATCATATTTTATTTGTAGATAAAGATCATAGTTATAGAATTAATGGTAAGATTGCCAAGTATTCAGTAACCAAGATTCTTAAAAAATATGAAAAGCCTTTCCCGAGAGACGAAATGGCTAAGCATGTTGCTAATAAGAAAGGTGTTCTTATAGAAGATATTCTTCAAGAATGGGATTACAAGAGAGACTATTCTTCACACAAAGGTTCGGAATTTCATTTATTTGCTGAAAATTATCTACAACGTAGACAAATACCTATAGATAGAAAAGCTATAGAGGTTTTCTTAAATGAAAATCATAATATAGGAACAGTAGAAGATTATTATAAAGAACAAGCACATCTTATTACCAATTTTTTAAATTTTTATAATTGGTGGAAAGAAGATCATGTTTTAGTTAAGCCAGAATTTGTAGTAGGCGATGAAGAGGCTAGTGTTTGTGGCACTATAGATAATCTTTCTTATAATACTAAAACCAAAAAACTAGTTATATTTGATTATAAAACTAACAAGGCTATTGAAAAGAAAAATTCTAGAGGAGACACTTTATTAGAACCTTTTCAGTATCTTCCTTCTTGTGAATTTGTAAAATATAGTTTACAGCTTTGTCTCTATCAGCATATTATAGAAAAACATACTGGTATGGAAATTGAAAAGAATTATATAGTATGGGTAAATGGTAAAAATGATTATGAATTAATAGAATGTTTGAACCTAAATAAAGAAGTAGAACAAATATTAAAAGATGCTTGATAGTAAAATTTTAATTGAATTGGACATCAATTGAGGTAAATATATTCACAACATATGTCACTCATTAAATCATATCTCTCCGTATTAAACGAAGATACCAAGAAGCCTTCCAATGTAGTCGCTGATATTACAGGAGAGCTTGAGGGTTCTGAAAATGCAAAGAATTTTATTAAAGATTCCGGACCAGAAGCAAATGCCTCAGTTGAAACCCCAGTTGAAGGTAAGTCACAAGCAGACGTAACTCCAGAGGAATCAGCTCCTAAAGCAGTTAAATCAGAATCATCAAATCCGTTTGACGTTCTTTATAATAAGGTTTTAGCCCAAGAAAATTGGGAGCTTGAAGAAGCTGAGGAAGAGGAAGAAGGTCAAGATGGACATGAGGGTGGCGAATTAGAGTTTGCTGGTTTAAATGAGCCAGAAGGTACAGTAGAGCATGAAAAGGGTGAAGAAGAAGGACTTGAAGCAGTGTTAGCTCATCTTAAAGGTGCAGTTGAGGCTTTAGAGAAATTAGTTTCTAGTGCTGTAGAAGATGAAGGTGAAGTTGCTGGAGAAGAAGTTGCAGAGCCAGTTGTGCCTGAGGCAGTTGAAGCTGAAGTACTTGGACATGCTCTTAAGGATGTTGATAAGCTTGCAGCAGGTTTAAATAAAGGTCATGAAGTCAAGGGAGCAGTACCAGTTACTAAGAAGGCTGGTTCAATTGTAAAAGGCCCTAAAGTAGACGGTAAGCCAACAGAGTTTAAACACAATCCAGAAGAATTAGAAGATAAAGGCAAACAAAATGTTGGTGGAGTTACACCAGGTAAGCCACTTTTCGCACAAGGTTAATATAATATAATATATCAATAAAAAACTCCGTCGCAAGACGGAGTTTTTTTTTTACCCAAATTCCCTAAGTATCTTTATGCTAGAAAGCTTTTCTTCATTTTTTAAAAATTCTACTCCTCATACTAGAGAACATCAGCAGAACCCTATGAGGTCTATGAATAGAAAACACTTAAATCAAGTGCCTTATTCTAAAAGCCAACAAGCTAATGACCCATTAGTAGATAGAATTGTAAAAAATGATAAATATGGCAAATGGCCAAATATTGGTTATGCTACAGGTAAAAGGCTGACAAAAACTTATCACATTAATCATACAGATGATAAAGCCTATAGCAAATCAATTAATCGCACTGGTATAACTTTAAGTTATAATCCTCAAACAAAAAGATTTAATTTAGAAAGATTAAAAAAGTAATATGGAGTCCTTACGCTATTTAAACAAAGAAAACAATTTTAACGAAAGACAAAATTTCAATGGTTGGTGGAAAGAGCAAATTAATATTAATGGACAAGAGGTCCAATATTTTACAAATAATACCACTCTTTCTGGTTCTAATTTTTTATACGGAGAAGATCCTTCGGCTGGATTTAATCCATCTAAGCCTTTAATTGTCTTATTAAATATCAATAATGATTCTATTTTATTATCTAAATTTGGTATCATTGCTGATAGTGATTTATCTGGAGTAATTCATTACGAAACTTATGTAGAGACTTTTGGAATTTCTACAGAACCTAAAGCAGGGGATGTTATGACATTATCAGAATTTGGTTCAGATCGTTTAAATTATCCAAGAAGAGGTCCTAACACTTATCAATTAACAGAAATTATAGATGAATTTCAAGGCAATCCATTAGGTGGTCATTATGTTTGGTTTTTCAAAGCTAAGCGCTACGATTACAGTAACGAAGGAACTGGTGATAATAATCCAGGACCTGGTCAAGGTAATGTAGCGCTTGATGATAACAACGCAGCTAATGAAGTAGGTTTAGAAAACTTTGATTATGTAGAAGATAATCCTTGTAGCAATACTAATATATACGGTGGATATTAATCTATGTATTTAGCTTCTAATTCTGGATGTTCTTCACTCTGAGGTTCTGAGTAACAAATCTTAATTTTATATTGTTCTTCTAAAATCTTTTTGAAAATAATATTTTCTGTGGATTCCATATATTTGTGAATGGCTAAAGGTTTAAATTCAACATCTTCTATTTTTATTCCCTTTTCTTCTGCTTTATCTGCAATAATATTAACCGCTTCATAAAGAGCAATCCACCTTGAAAGATTAGATGCCTCTTGTTTGGTTTTATCCCACCAAGGTAAAGGGTTTTGCATAGGACCTAGTTCTGTGTCTTGTTTTGTGTTCATAATCGTTTATATTTTTATGCTTCAATAGGAGGAGGTGTAGGCAATGCTGGTGGTGCAATATCTACTGGTTCTGTTATTCTAGCAACAGTAAAATTGATAGTCACTACATTTTTACCAGAACATTTATCACAATGAAATTCAATCCTTTCATTACGATCTGGAATAAAGGTAATAATGTTAGGTGCTTTACAATATGCACATTCTAATAGACTAGACAATTGTTCTAGTTTATCTAACTCTTTAAGACGTGTTTTTTGACTAAAATAGTTATTAACAATATTAGCTAAAAATGTAAACAATACATATTGTATGCATGTTGCTAAAATAAATGGAACCCAAAAATTTCCATTAATTAATTTGACAGACAATCCAACCAGAGTTGAAATAAATACAACGACTCCAGTGGATTGGATAAATGTGATAAGGTTTTTATTAATCTTCATGATTAGAAGATTTTGCAGGAAACTAAGAGGAAGGTCAACCTAAATTTACTGGTGACCAGGAGTCTGTGGTGGTAATGGGCCTGCTAAAGGAGCTACTGTTAAAAGTTCATCTCCTATGATTTTTATGTTTTGTAAAGTTTTTATAGCACCTTTATATAATTGATCTAACTGATTTCTTTGATTATGAGAAATAGCTGCATTTTGATCAAGACAAGTTTTAATTTTATTGGTAGCTGCTGTTAAATAAACAAAACTGTCAGCTAAATCATCTGTTACAGTTTGAAGAGGCCAAGGTAAACTTTGAGTTTGTTCTGGTTGTGGTTCTGTAGGTGGAAACACAGGAGGGGCATTATGTTGATATGGGAAATTATACCCATCCTGTGTACTAAACCCAACAAAGTCTTTACGAGGCGCTTCGCTGGTTGCTCCATAATGAGCATTATTCCAGAGAGTGCTTATATCTTCGTTGATAGCCTCGTTTAAAACTTTGTCCAAATCCATATTAAGCTACTTTCCCTTGTCTTACAAGATTACCGCAGCGACCACATTGCCAACGGATATTCTTCTCTACTTTTTTAGTTCTTTGATCTACGCTCTCAACTATTCTGCCATCGACATGAGCTCCACAAAAGGTGCATGCAATAGGTCTATTAGAAAGGCTTTGATATTCTGGTTTATTATTCATAATAATATATTTACTTGGTTTCACTTGGTTTCCAAGTAGAAATAACTTCACCGTGCTTATTTTCTTTATTGTGCTGATATTTATTAGCTTCTTCTAATTGTTTCAATATTTGAAGTTCTTTAAATTTATGAGTAATAAATTTACATAATTCAGAACGAACAATATCTTCTTCTCCTAATTCCATACAGAAAATACCTTGAGCCTTTGCTTCTTCATTATTGAATAATTCATATACTTTATTGAAACCTGATTTTCCGTATGGAAGATCACTTTGCTCTGGATCACCACAAAGAAATACTTTAGAAAATTCTCCTATACGACTCATGAGAGTGTGTATTTCTCTGGTTGAAAAATTTTGAACTTCATCTGCACAAATAAACTTTGCAGAGAAATGAAGCCCTCTAGCGAAGTTAATTGGACAAATAGTTAATCTGTTATCTTTTTGTAATCTATCTAATTGAGCCTTACAAAGAAGTTCTTCAAATTTATCATGAAATGGTGTGAGATAAACTGCTATCTTTTCGTCTAAGGTTCCTGGTAAGAAACCAAGTTTTGAATCAGAAGATTCAACAGCAGAACGAACTAGAACCATGTCAGATATTCTTTTCATATTAAGAAGAGTTAAACCACAATACATGGCTAGAGTTGTTTTAGAAGTTCCAGCTGGTCCTTTTAATAAAAGAACTTTAGTTCCTTTATCTAAAAATCTAGCGATAATTTCCTTTTGTTTATTGGTCCAAGGTAAATTCTTAATAGTTAAATCAAATGAGATTTTATCTCTTTGAAATACATAAGGAGAGTTATCAGATGTTTTACCAGGTTCTACGGTGACTGGTGTCGTTTCGTGACGGATGCGACCAGACTGCTTGCGGTCGACTCCCTTTTTTGAGTGGGGTTTTTTACCCATATATAAAATTGTGTTAAACTACCGCACCTGGTACTGTTGTTTGAATTGCATTAGTAGGTTGAGCCCCTGTTGCTGGAGCTGTGGGTGTTGTTGGAGCTGTCGGTGTAGTAGATGACGTTGAACTTGGTGTACTTCCTGTTACTTTAACATCTAGTCCAGATTTTGTTAAAAGTTTCAAAGCTGATTTTTGATCTTCCGGACTAAGGCTGGAAAATTTAGTAGGTGTTTTATCATTTAGAACATCTGCTAATTTTGTTAAGATGTCATGATTCTCTCCTGCTTGTGTGCCTAATTTGTCAAAAGTAGTATTAACAATCTTTTGAGTCTGTGCTGGTAAATTTTTTATAGCATTACCAGCTTGATTTAATGTGGCAGTTGTTATGTTAGTTTCAGCTTCGTTTATTATTTGATCGAACTTTGTCATCATTATTATTTACTCTCAAAATATACAATAAACAGTTTTTTTAAAAAAAATAACAAAACGAGCCAAATGCAGGATAAATAGTCACATAAATTTATATGTCTACTTTAACATTAGCATCACCCGGAGTACAAATTAACGAAGTCGATCTTAGCCTTTTGGCAAGAACTACTGGAGCTACAAACATTTTCGCAGCTGGCTTTGCAGACAAAGGCCCTACTGATGAAATCGTAAATGTAGGAAGCATTACAGAATACGAAGATATATTTGGCACTCCTACCAATGCAGCTGAAAGATATCTTTATCAGTCTGCTAAACAAATTTTAACACAATCCGACGGTAATCTCTTGGTTTCAAGAGTACCTTACGGATCTGCTACAGGTGTTGGTTTTGCTAATAGTTATAGTGCTTTAGTATATCCAATTAGTACAGTAGGTGGTACGGATTTCAATACTACTTCTGCAATTACAGTTTTAGAACCCTTGTCTATCTTATTAACAGAGGATCAATACAAAAATATTTTAGCCGGTAATGTAAATTGGGCTACATCAACCTATGCTTCTAGTTCAGTGTTTGTAGGATCACAGAATTTAGCAAGTTTCTATACAAATAATAATGTAATATCCGCAACGGACGTTATATCTTATAATGCTTCAACAAGTGCTTTAAATTACTATACAAGAAATGCTTCTACCAGTGCTTATAATACAGTGTCAGTTACTGGATATTCAGATTTAGGTAACGCTGGATTGGTTATATTAAATCCTTCTAAATTAGCTGTCAATAACATTTTTGAAGGTTACTACATAGGTTTAGCAGATAATTCAAATAATAATCCTGCTACAAACTTTGATTGCATCACTGGTCTTAAAGCTGTTAATAGTATTAGTGGATTTAGTCAGACATTTGTATCTGTACCTAGTTCCAGATTAAACTTCAATGTTAGTACTTTAAGTAGTTCTAATCAAACCAGTATTTCACAAATCATTGAAAACTTCCCATTATCTTATGATTTCAGTAAGTCCTCATATAATGATTGCTTAACTTTAGCATTATTCAAAGTACGTTCTTCAATATATTCACAAGATACAGTACAATTGGATTATGTTACACAAGAAGGATACACAGGTTCCTTATGGGGTGCTAGAAAACAAAATAATCCTAGCGGTGGAGCTCCTATTACATTCTCATTACAAACATTGGCTAATCAGTCTTCTAATAACATTAGTGTATATGTTAATCCTAATCTCTCAAGAGCAACTGGATGGGTTAATAATGACGGAACTCCAGGTAAAACTGTAAGAGTTGCCAATGCTGCTAAAAATCTTTATTCAGAAGGTGTTTATATTTCAAATACCAATTCTAATTCAAAAGATGTTGGTAATATTCCAGACAAATTAAATCGTATTTTAAATAATATTGATACATTAGACGTTCCTTTAGATGTAACCATCGAAGCTGGTTTAGGAACCATCTGGGCATCAGCTAAGGCTCGTTGGACAGATTCTAATTATGGAAATGCGCAAGCCAATAATCCATATCTTTACGATGAACTTTACAATTTAAATATATCTGGTTTAAAAAATCAACAGACCGGAGTCAGTGATCAAGTTGCTTTAGATTACGGTTCTATATTAACAGCTTTTGTAGCATTTGCTGAAAAAACTCGTAAAGATCACGTATTCATTGCAGATCCTTTAAGACAAATATTTGTTAACGGTAATTTAAAAACAACTGCAAAGAACGGTTACGTATTTTCATCAGATGTATATTGGGCTATTAAAAACCTTTATGGTAATTCTGTATCAAGTTATGCAGCAATTTATGGTAATTGGTTGTTAGTTAATGATACAACAGCAAATCGTCAAGTTTGGGTTCCGTCTTCTGGATGGGCTGCAACAATATTCGCACAAAGTGCTGCTACTTCATTCCCATGGTCAGCACCTGCGGGATTTAATCGCGGAGCTTTGACAAATGTTTTAGACTTAGCAATCAATCCGACACAAAAGCATCGTGATCTTCTCTATAAGATTAATATTAATCCTATTGCATACTTCCCAGGTGACGGATTTGTAATCTATGGACAAAAGACACTCTTCACAAAGCCTTCAGCTTTTGATAGAATTAATGTTCGTAGATTGTTCTTAACCTTAGAAAAATCAACACAAGCGGTTCTCAAGTACTTCGTATTCGAACCAAATACTTTCACAGCAAGAACACGTCTTGTAAACACACTCAAGCCAATTTTTGATCAAGCCAAAAACAATGATGGCTTATATGATTATAAGATCGTTTGCGATGAGAGAAACAACACACCTAATATAATTGATCAAAATCAATTGAAGGTATCAATTTATATCCAACCAGTAAGAACCGCCGAATTCATATTAGCAGACTTCATCGCCACACAGACCGGAGTCAATTTTGATGAATTAATTGGTTAATAAAGGATAAATATAGTATATGCCTAACCTATTCGAAAACCAAACAATCAGCAATTTCTACGACATTGCTTTACAGAAAGACTTTGCTCGTACAAATCTCTTTAGAATTTTAAACATAAATTCAGGAGCAACCAATGTTAATTTTGGTCCTGAAGATTTAGTTTATATCACTACAACTACATTACCTCAGCGTTCTATTAATAACGTGCCAGTTCCTTTCATGGGATTAAACTTTAACGTACCAGGTACAGTTAAATATCCTAATAGTGAGGGTTGGAATGTTACCTTCAGAATGCCACAAAATCTTAGCATAAGACAAAAATTAGAACAATGGTCAAGAGGAACCTTTAATGAACAAGGTATAACTGGTAGTTCTGGAGCATATGGTTTGGGTGATACTGGTTCTGTTGACTTAGCTCTTATGGGTAAGGGTGGTCAAGTCATTGCCAATTATACACTATACGGTGCTTATTGTGCTAGTATTGGTGAATACGCCTTAGACATAACAGCCTCTGGTGAGATAGTTACACAACCTGTTACTATTGCTTATTCTTACTGGTCTAGCACATTAGCTTAATCATAACCAATTTGGTTGGATAAATATTTTATATGGCATCTAGTGCTTATGAATATTTTTTCCAAATTTTAGGTGATTGGGGTGGAAGCATACCTTTAGAAGGTCAATGGTTTGTTTACTTTGATCTGGAAAGTGTTAATGCTTTAAAAACCAACGTAGGTGATGCTATAAAAAGTTATGAAAACGGTACAGATTGGCAAATTAGTCCTAATCTTACTAGTCAACTAAAAAAGAAATTATATAATCCAGGCATTGAACAATTGGTTGGTTGTGTTTTTGCTAGAGACATAACGCTGCCAGGTGAAACCATCAATACTAGTAATAATGATGTCAAATATGGGGGTTATCTCGGTCCTTCTACATCATCCAATAGAGAAGGTTATGGCAAATTATCAGTGACTTTTACAGAAACTAATGCTTCTTTTGTAGATTTCATTATGAGACCCTGGACTATATTGGTGGGTTATAATGGTTTAATTGCTCGTAATGATAATTCTCCTAAAAAAATAAGATGCAAAACTATTGAAGTTATTCAATTAGCAAAAACTGGAGCTAAAAACCCTATGGCAAAACGTAAAAAAATAACTTTTTACAATGCAGCTCCAGTTTCCATAGAAGATTCAAGCCTCACTTATGCAGCTGACGGATTAAATTATACTAAAGTAGAATTTGTATATGATTATTATAGCATAAGTGAAGTAGATACACCTTCTCTTTTACTAAAACAATAATATTAAACTAGATAAATTCTAGTAGTTTAATAAATTATATTAATATCTT